GACTCATGCGTCTTGGCATTTCTTCTTCTTCGTCTTCAAACTCTAATTCTTCTTCTTCGTCTTCAAAATCCATTTCTTCATCTTCATCTTCATCAGACATACCGAAGTCGTCCATTTCAATTTCGTACAAAGTTTCGTCTAATGTAAGATCTTCATCTTCATATTCATCTTCTTCATCAAGTTCATCTTGATATTGTTCAGAAAGTTGGATGAAATAATCGGCTCCTGTTTCACTATCCGATAATGTAATGTTATTACTCGCATCTCTCTTTACGATAACTCCATCTTCGTCATCCATAGATTTGAAAACTTTAATTACATCTGACATATCTGCTCCAGTCATGTCAATTGCATCATCATCATCCGTACCCATGTCAATGTCTTCCATGTCGTCATCTTCCATGTCATCATCAGTATCCATAGGTTCTGCACCTAAATCTACATCCTCGACATCATCTACTTGACCTTCAGGTTCAACAACCTCTTCTTCGTCTTCAACGTCAATCTCTTCTTGTTCTCTAAGAGATTCTTTTACTAATGAGCTGATTTCATTCTTCATTGTAGAAGAAAGTATTCCTTTTGCATTTTCTTTAAGAGCTTCTTCCAAACTTTGAATTTGGAATAATGCGTCTTCAACAACTGATTTTTTGTTCATCTATAGTTTGTTTTACAATATAAATAGTAGGTAAATTAAAAAAATTCATTTTTTCTAATTTTTAAGCAAAAAAAATGGGTACAACTAATGTCATACCCATCTTAAAAATTAATTAAAAATTAACCAATCACCTCATCAATTTTACTTTCAGTGATTGACGTAATTCTCCAATCCATAGTATAGTGTTCATACACTTTAGTTACTTTTGCCTCAACATCAGTTGGTGTATAACCCAATACTAATTTTTCTTCTCTTGTTTTTTTTACTTTGCCTGATTCAGTATCTAATAAATCAGATGTGATTTTAGCCACAAAATACTTTTCTCCTTGTTCCATAGTTTTTTTTATTTATCTAAATAATCGGTTAATCTTTTCATTAAGTCAAGTGATTTGTTACCACTTTCACCAACATTTCTTTCTACCGCTATTTTTTTGTCTTCTTCTAAGCTTTCCTCATATTTCATTCTATCGTTCTTATCTTGGAAAAGATAAGCACCAGGTGTTGATGGTGAGGACACTAAGTCAAAACAAATAAGTTCAAAATCATCTTGTACTTCATTTTGTTCTCCAACTTTTTTAAGGGATCCTACACCACGAGAAGATATACCTAAAGTAACTCCTTGTCGTAAGTAGTTTGCTGCCAAATCACCTTTAGTAGAAACAATCCCTCTTTCATGAAAACCAGGACTTGTTAACAATTTAAGTTTACCTAACAATACAGGACCTTCCCACCATATATCTGTTATTAGGTGTGATACACGATCTAAATCAATTAAAGAAGACTCAGGGTGGTTTAATTCAGATAATGAGGTTCCTTTCTCAATCATCTTTCTATAATTTTCTGATTCTCTCTTTAATATCTTCTCAGGGTATACTCTACCATTTCTGTTAGGTGTATTGTATTTTTGTAGAACGGCATAAAATTCAAATGGTTTTGAATGGTCCAAATGATTTGATGATTCTTTTAATATCTCGTAATTACGACCTTCTTTTGGGTTAATATATCCTGCATCGTACTCAATAAGAATTCCTTTACCTGTATCTCTAGGTCCTAAAATTTTATATTCACTCATAATAAGTTTTAGTTATAAATATTAGGCCGTTTCCGTTTTTACTTTAATTGGTTTAACATTACCTGTTTTTGTTAAATAAAATTTAAAATTAGGGTTGTTTATCAAAACATCTGAATAAATTTCTTTTACTAATAATTTAAGTGTTTTCTTTAATTTTAAGGATTTGAAATCTATTGGTTCATTTAAAAATAGATTAATTTCTAAATTCATAAATGATTTCTTTTTTAGGTGTAGACCGCTTGTTCTAAGATCTAAGTCTACTATAAATTTATCATCAAACATTGTCTTATCTAATTTGTGATAGACCGTATGTTTAATTGATCTACTCATATTTAGGACAACTCTTGTCCAATTTTCGGAGTCTTTTTTTGGTTCAACCCAAGTTTGGATGTTTAAGTAAAGAGATTTAAACTCTTTTGAATCTACCGTCCCATAGACTATTTTAGATGTTCTAAAGCCATTGATTTTTTCGGTTTTGCCTTTTTTCATAAATTTTTTTCATACTGATATTGTTTATTTTAGATAATAATAACTAATTTTGTAGTATATATCAAATATATAAACTAATAACAAAAAAATATGCTGATCGTAAAAGTTAATAAAAATGGGGGGATTGAAAAAGCTCTAAAAGAATTAAAAAGTAAAGTTATTAAAACAAGACAAAACACCCATCTTAATAACAGAAAAGAACATACAAAAAAATCTGTCCTTAAGAGACAGATTTTAAATAAAGCTATTTACAGACAAAAACAAATACTTAACAATTAAATGTTTTCATTTAATTGTTTTAATTTGAAATAATTTAATTTGTCGTAATTTTCTATTTGTAATTTTTCTATTGTTTCGTTAATTTTTTGATTAGTTTCGGAATCTTCATTTTTAGATAATAAAGTTTCTAATTTTTCAATCACATCTTCTTTAAGAAATCCATATTTTTGATTAAGTTTTTCATCGGAAGTGTTTAATAAAATATTAAGTTGTTTTTTCTCACCTTCGGTTAAACTATCAATATGTGATTTAATTGTATTGTTAGCCACCTCAACCATAGATTTTAATGGAACCTCAATCACTTTTTTTTCTTTTGATGGATCTTTTTTAAGATTTTCAGAAATAGTTTTTTTACTTCTTAATTTTTCTTCGATTGTAGATGCGTTAGATGAAAATAAATTATCAATGTCTTGATACCTATTTTCTGAAACAATATGACCTACCCACATATTAAGATCTTTAAGGTCGTTTTTTTCTACCTTAGAGATTGTATTTTCAAATAATATAATACTTTCGTTAATATATTCATTTATAAAAGATTCATTTAAACCTTTGTTTTTACTAAGTTCATCATATAAAAAATAAAGTGTACTTAGAGATTTGTTTTTTAATACAAGTTCTTCAAAAACAAACATATTTTTTTTTAGAGAATCTTTTCTATAAGATTCAACTAAACAATCTTCAATCCTTGATTTTAATATTCCAAATTTCATAATTTTTTTTTATTATAAATATCAATCATTTAGTAATTTGTTTAATTGATCTTCCATAGATCCCAAAGAATTTCTACCTTTTGATAAATCAATAAACGTATCTCCCAATATATTATCATTTTCCAATAGTATATTTAAGTTATCTTTTTTTGATTCTCCTACAGGCATTTCACCTCCCATATCAGGTGGTGGTGGTGGCATTGCTCCTCCCATATCAGGTGCCGCACCAGGTGCAGGTGGTGCTCCTCCCGCATTTTGTGTTGCTCCTGTTGATGTGTGATAAAGTTTATCAACATTATCAAATAACCCCGTATGTGTGATTATAGTTGCGGTGTTATCTAACTCAGCAGATACCGCTCTTTCTAATCTTATTTGTTGTACTTCAAGTTTAATATCTTCATCAGAGAAACCAAATATATGTTTCTTAGCCCAAGTAGCAGATGTTGGTTGAATTGATTTAGCAATCTCAGTAACCATATCCTTATACAATGTTACTTTTTCTTTCCATACGTCAATCATTAATAGATCGGCTTGTTTAGATGGATTTGTTAAACCTAAGGTAAAGTTGTGTAATTCATCCTCAAACCCTAATAAGAATAGGTGAATAATTGCAATTTTATTTAATTCGGCAATAATTGCCTTTTGTATTTTATTGATTGTTCTTGCAAATCTAATGTCCAATAAAGATAGATTTTTACCATCACCAACAACTTCCTCAAACCCTAAATACGCTTTTGGAATTCTTAGTGCGGTTAATAATTTCTTTTGGATGTACTCAATATCGGCAATCTCCGATAAGTTTTGAGCTCCCGCCAATGTCTCAATAGGCATTGTTTGGGCCACATCACGAACAGGAACAAAATAATCTTGATCTACCGCCATTTGATTGAAACGTAAATCCACATTACCTGTTTTACTATCCACAACTTGTTCTCTTTTAAACTTGTTTGCAACACGTTGTACATATGCCTCAACATCTTTGTCATCCATGTTACCAACAAACACTTTGAAAACTCGTCTTTCAGGTGCTCTTGATGTTCTATAGATTAACATTGCATCTTCAGCCAATACCAATTGTTTCCAAATACGACGAGCCTTTTCTAACATTGATGTACCATAAGGTAATTTTCTATCATCACCAAGTAATCTAAAGTGCGCAATTTCCCAAGTATTAAATTCCATGTCTTTTACTTTCCAATTGAATCTTAATCCTTTGTCGTTTGGATTTGGAGTTGCATTTACGGTTCTTGATTCCATACCCCTCTCTAATCTTTCAATTTCAATATTAGGTAATTGGATACATCCCGTAACACCTTTTTCGGTATCTAATTTAAGGTAAACAAAGTTGTCACCATATTTACAAGTATTTCTAACCCACATAGGTAAGTTAGTATTGATATCTAAGTTGTTAACAAATAAATCAACCAAGATACTTTTAATTCTTTTTGATTCGGAGTAAATTTGTAATAAATAACCATCTTGATTAGGTGTTGTAGATTCTTCAGAATAAATGTCTAATGCCGTTGAAATCTCAGGTGTAAATTCCATTGATTCATAATCATAGAATGAAGCAATTCTATTTGGTTCATAATAAATTGCTTGAGTATATAAATTGTTTTCAATTTTTGCCCATTGATTATTTAAAAATACTGATTGTTGATATTGTAATTTTTCTTTTTCGTACTCTTTCTTATCCGTAGTTTTAAGAAGGACTTGTTTGTCCAACTTATATGTTGGATAATCCATCCCTAATAACGAGTTAGGTCCAAAAGTCTTTGATAACCTCTGCCATATCGTTAAATTATTCATGTTGTTATTATTATTTTGTTCCATATTAAAAATCTAATAATTTTTTGTCAATACTAAACATTTCACTCATTTTACTTTTTATCAGTATTATTTGTGGTATTAGGTTGTTTACCATTACTTTTATCCCCCTTACTATTAAATGCCGGATCATTTACTTTTACATTATAAATAGGTTGGCCGGTAACCACAAGTCGTGATCCTCCAATTATATTCCCTGATTTTTTTCTTGTAGTAAGTCCCATGTCTATAAATATTATCTATTACCAAATAACCAATTATATTTAATATAATCATCTTTAGATGGTCCTGAATCTCTTGACCATCTGTCATTTCTTACATTATTATTTGGGATAAGTGGGTCAAAATGTGTTTGTTGTCTTGCCGTGTTATCATTAACTACCGTCCAAGATTCTAACATTATTTTTGTTCTTTCAACAACCTTTTCTAATTTATTAAAAGATGACTCCCCAACATATATTGCCATAGAAATACCCATAATAAGGTCATCATGTTGACCTCTTTGGTGGTCAGGTCTACCATTAAGGTAAATAAAAGTGTTCATTTCGTTATATAACCTTACACTACGTATCTTAAACTTATGTCTCACATATTCTTCAAATGCCGCAATAATCTGCACACGTTTATTGTTAAAGTTTAATCCCGGTATTTTATCCGCCAATTTTGCATTGTATGACCATATACTTGTAGAATCAATTCCCTCAATGTATAAATTTTTATATCCAAGTTCTTGTAGTTTTCTAACTGTTGTAATACCCATACCACCAGTTATATCCACAACAATGAATGCGTTATACATCATTCCCCATTTATATGCAATTTCAGCAAGAGCGTCAGGTGGAATTTTTCCAACATATTCAAATACTTGTTCTCTATCGTCAAAATCAATAATTTGTATGGAAGAAAAGTCTTCACTATCCCCACGAGAAACGTCAACACCCATAATATACTTATGTTCAGGTATAGGTTCTTTCCACATCCATAATGAATTACCCATCAATTTACCTGTTGGGTCCATAAGGGTGTTATTTTTAATATATTCTAATTGTGTATTCTCAAATACGTTATCACCCGAACCTAAAAATTCACAATTTAACTCTTGGTTAATCTTTCTTTTATCGTATTTAAGTTTTTTAACCATTTTCTCATACCAAGTAGAACATGGTTTATATCCTTTCTTGAAATATGAGTCTAATTCATCATAATCCCTTTTATATGGGTCAATGTGAGCAAAGGATATGTGTTTACTCTCATCCTGTTCTTCTTTATTAAGAAGATATTTAACTAAATCTTCAGTTGGAACTAAAAATAAATCTTTTGAATATCTTGGATCTCTATACCAAAACATCTCAGAGATTTTGAAGTTATTCATTCCCTTTAATGCTTGATCATATATATCATAATAAATCGGGTCATAACCATTTGGTGTTGAAACCACAATTACTTTACCCCCTGTGGATAAAGACGCCATACAAGCCGCCCAAAAATCACCATCCGCTTCAATAAATGCGGCTTCATCAAATACAAGAATTGTGGGGGTAAAACCACGCAAGGCATCTTTTGATGTTGCTACCGCCTTTACCTCAGACCCATTTGTTAATTTATAGTGTTTTTGTGAATTTTTATCATTTGAGAATCCCGCACCAACCCAACTTGGCCATTGATCAACAAACGTACGTATTTTATTTGCCATTTCCATTGATGTATCCAATTTGTTGGCAATAATAAGGATTTTTTCAGGTTGTGTTTTTTTAGCAAATACCAACCTTTTTGATATCCACGCACCTGTTACCGTAGACACACCCGCCTGACGATATTTTAACGCAATATTCTCTTCATATTCCTCATAGTCATTTAATAACGATATCTGATCGGGAAATAACTCCAATGGTACGTATTTTGAAACTGTATTATCGTATGTTTGTAGATATGTTTTTAATGCGTATGGAGTATCTTTCATACACTTCACATATTCCAACATTACCTGTTCTTTAGTTAAACCCATAAGACATTTATATATAAATATCAAAACCCCCAGTTATTTTAATAAAAGGGGGTTTTAAGTATTTGTAGTTTAATTTAGAAACCTAATTTAGATAAGATATCATCATCTTCATCCTCATCTTCATAGTCTTCATCGTCCCCATCACCTTTATATTTTTTGTAATCTTCTTTCGCCTTAACTAATAATTCATTGAATTTTCGTTTTGCTTTATCATTATCTCTTGGGTCTTCAGAAACAACATTAGCCATAATTTCTTTTAAGAATTCTTCAGCAGGAACTGCATAAAGTAATCTTTCAAAGAATGGTAATAAATCTCTATTTTCAATATTTATCGTTAAATCGTCAGGTAAAAGGAATCTTAATTTTGTGATTAATTCTCCACCTACTCTATATTGCATCTTTTCATTTGAAAATACATCTGTTTGTCCCATCACATCTTGAGCCTTTCCTGGTTCCATACCTCTCCATTGTTCTCTTGTTGGTATTGCGGCAAAACCTTTAACTAACTCATGTAATAAAATAGGAAATATAACACCATTTGCAATAACTAAGTCTTTGTCTTCATCTTCACCATCTTCATCAACACCTGATGATCCAGCGGCACTACCACCCATAGCTTCAATTAAATCCTCATCGGTAAAATACATTAAGTCATTTGCCGACATAATTTTATTATAAAGTGGGTATAAACGAGGATCAATTTCATCTAATCTATCTTTAAATGCTTGGAAAGCAAATTGACCTTTTTTACCTTTACCTTGAATAATTGCGTTAATAACATTTCTTTTTTCAACCTCAAGTTGGAATTCTTCTTGTGGAGTTAACTCATCAACATCAAACGAGAAATTTGAAGGAATTTCAAATTCAGGCTCCTCTTCCTTTTCCATTTGGAATTCGTTAGGGTTAATTCTTTTTTCGTTTAAAAATACCTCAACGTTAATAAATTCAAATTTATACTTTGTTCCAGCTCCGTTTGATGGTTCTTTTTCAATCAATCCCTCATCCATTGCATCTTCCAAAGTTTTACTATATGGTAACCAACCTTCTTCTTTAGCCGAAATTTCTAAGGCTAAATCTTTTAATTCGTCTTTTTTAGGTGATTCAATTCCCATAACTTCTCTTACCGCATTCAATTGTTCAACTTGAATCCCGTGTTTAACTCTTGGATCAGTAATATTAATACCCTTATTTGGTCTACCTTGATCATCAACCATACCATAATAACGTTTAACGTAATCTACAATATCTTTAAATCGTTTTGATGTTATTTTTTCAACATCAGACGTACCACCTCTAAAGGCTTTATTTTTACCATATAAGTTTTTTTCAGGATTCTCAATATTACTTTGAGTTTTTGGATCCATTCTTTCAGGATAATCTCCATAATCA